GGTCGTGCGATGGACGACACCATCATCAGCGCACTTGGTGGAACCGCGAAGACCGGCAAGGAAGGAACGACCTCAACGGCGTTCCCAAGCGGCCAGAAAATCGCACATGGTTCTGCCGGCCTAACGGTTGCCAAGCTGGTATCCGCGAAAAAGCTGCTCGACGCCCAAAGCGTTGATCCATCTATTCCGCGTTATATCGTTGTCAGCCCCGAGCAGATCGAAGACCTGCTCAACACGACCAGCGTCACTTCTTCGGATTTCAACACCGTCAAGGCGTTGGTCCAAGGTGATATCGACACGTTTGTTGGGTTCAAGTTCATCACTTCTAATCGTCTGTCAGACGATGGCACTTCTCGCCTTTGCTACGCATGGGCGCAGGATGGCTGCAAGCTGGCAGTCGGAAAAGATGTGATGGCGCGGATCGATGAGCGCAGCGACAAGTCCTTAATGGATAGGGACGCCGCCTAGTAATAGGCGGGCAATAACTGGGTGAACTCAGGGAAACTCTCTAGCAGACAATCCTGAGCCAAGCCGCGCAAGCGGAAGGTGCAACGACTATTCCGGAAGGAAGTACACCCCAAGCGGGGTGGAAGCGCCCAGCCCCTCATATGAGGGTGAAGATATAGTCTCATCTGCATGGCGACGTGCAGCAGCCGAAAGGCGGGACAGGGTTTGCGACCCTGTTTGAAGATTTTGATTCCACGCAGGTTTACTACTGCGCGACCTTCGGTTCGACCCGGATGGAAGAAGACAAAGTCGTTGAAATTGCGTGCAACGAGTAAGGGGAGGATATAGTCATGGGTACTAAAAACTCCGACATCGTTACAGCGTTTGAGGCAGATCCTCCGACACTGAGCGCAAGCCAGGATCTACATGGCGTAGTGCGTGTAGCCGCTGGCACCATCGAACTTGCAGCAGGGGACAGTGATGACGATGATATTGTCATGCTGGCTCAAGTGCCTGCCCACGCGAACATCACCCAGCTCTTTATTGGGTCTGATACGCTTGGGGGTTCTTGCACGTTCAACGTAGGCATCTACACCACGGCTGGCGTAGTTAAAGACGAAGACGTCTTTGCTTCTGCGGTAGCCGATGCTGCAGCGATGGCCGATGTCCGGTTTGAAGCCGCGAACATCGACACTGCTGGTAAGCGGGTGTGGGAACTTGCTGGCGATTCCACCAATCCCGGTGGGTACTACTACATCGCTGCCACTATGGCAGCGGCTGGCGGAACGGCAGGGACGATGTCGTTCCTGATCCACTACGTCATCGACTAATTGGGTGGGGGGGCTTTGGCCCCCCTTCTCTTTTTCAAGGATTACACATGGCATCAGACGTAGACATTTGTAACAGCGCGCTGAACATGATCGGCGCGTCTAATATCATTTCGCTGACCGAAGACAGTAAAGCCGCGCGGGTCTGCAACCAGCGTTACGAATTTGTCCGCGATGCCGTATTTCGTGCGCACCCCTGGAACCCGTTGATCCGCCGCATCGAGCTGGCGGCTGACGAGGACACTCCAGCGTTTGAATTTGAAAAGTTTCACACATTGCCAAGCGATCCGTATTGCCTGCGTGTACTGCGGCCGGAAGATCCTGATACAGTTTTTAAGGTTGAGGGACGCAAGATCGCATCTAGCACCACCCCGTTTAAAATGATTTACGTTGCCAGGGTCACAGATCCCAACGAATACGACACCCTTCTAATTGAGACTATCGCTGCGCGCCTTGCCGCGGACATTTCTTATGCTTTGGTAAACAGCGCCACGCTCTCGCAAACCATGCTTGGCGTTTATGAAAGCAAACTGTCAGAGGCACGCTTCGTTGATGCTACGGAAGGTACGCCGGATAACGTGGTTAACCTGGACCGCGCGAGTTACAGCGAAAGCAACATATTGATTTCATCGAGGTTCTGATGGCAAAGGTTACCAAAGCCTTTACCAATTTTACGGCGGGTGAGATCACGCCGAAGCTGTTTGGCCGTACTGACATTGCCAAGTACGACAACGGTGCGGAGACGATAGAAAACTTTTTAGTCGAACCGCACGGCGGTTTGACGAGACGGCCAGGCACACGGTTTGTGTCTGAGGTCAAAAACAGCTCCAACCAGGTACGCCTGATACCGTTTGAGTTTAACGTCACTCAGGCATACGTCCTAGAGTTTGGGCCATCCTACTTTCGTATATATAAGGACGGCGGTCAGGTTACCTCTGGTGGTTCTGTGGTTGAGGTGTCTACACCATATACCGCGAGTGATCTTGCTGGTCTAAAGTTTGCGCAGAGCGCGGACGTTATGTACGTGGTGTCGCCCAATCATAATATCCGCAAGATCACGCGGACCAGTCACACTGCCTGGACAATCACAGCCGTCGATCTGGCGCGTGGTCCGTTCCTTGATGACAACATAACGACGACGACTTTGACCTCAAGCGCGCGCACCGGCAGCGTCAATATCACGGCATCGGCAGATACGTTTGCCAGCACCGATGTGGGACGGCTTGTAAAAATCAACGAAGGGTTTGTAAAGCTCACCGGGTTCACAAATGCCACTACTGTGGCAGGCACTGTCCAGGCATTGGAGGATGGTCGGTCGGAGCTGCTGCCGAGCTATGCCGCTAGCACAATATCTTTTCATGAAGGTGACCCAGACTCAACCGGCTTGGAACATAACGACCGAATACAGGACAGCGCATTCGGATTTGTTGACCAGGGGTTTAAGGTCGGGCAGACAATAGTCGTCAGCGGCACGTCCAGCAATAACACTACGGCTGGCTACAAGATTGTAGAGGTGTCCGATAGTACCCTAGTCCTAACACCTGGTAATGACCTGGCAAACGAAAGTGCTGGATCAAGTTTCACAGTTGAAGGAAAACTTGAAGCTGATGACAGCTGGGCATTGGGAGCTTTTTCGGAAACGACAGGTTACCCGCGCGCGGTTGCGTTTTACGAACAACGCCTGTGCTTCGCTGGCACCTCTGAGCAACCTCAAACAATTTTCTTCTCGCAGTCAGGTGACTTTGAAAATTTTGAGGCAGGCACTGAAGACGATGACGCGATGGTTTACACCATTGGTTCTAACCAGGTCGCAATTATCAGGTTTCTGTCGTCTACGCGAAATCTCATCGTCGGAACCAGCACGGGCGAATTTGTGGTCCGCGCGAGCGGCACTGACGAGCCTATTACGCCCAAATTGATACAGATTAAACAACAGACAAATCACGGCTCAGCTGATCACACACCGGCGCAAGTCGGTAACACCGTCCTGTTTCTGCAACGCGCTAAACGTAAACTGCGTGAACTACAATTTAACTTCGACGTAGATGGCTACGTCGCTGCAGATCTTAGCATCATCAACGAACATATCACCGAGGGTGGACTAACAGAGCTGGCGCATCAACAAGAACCTAGCGGCATACTCTGGGCAGTGCGCGCCGATGGGCAGATGGTCTGCATGACGTATAAACGCGAAGAGCAGGTCGTCGGCTGGTCACGCCAAATCCTGGGCGGTGCGTTTGGCACTGGCAGTGCGATTGTCGAGAGTGTGGCAACCATTCCTGGTGACCTTGATGAGGACCAGGTGTGGATCGCTGTGAAGCGCACTGTTAACGGCGCTACAAAACGCTACGTCGAGTTCATACGCGATTTTGAGTTTGGCACAGACGTAACCAATGCCATTTTCGTAGATAGCTCGCTCACGTTTACAGGTGTTACCAGCACGCTGGCAGGGGAGGAGGCTGCAGATCAAACAACGATCACCCTAGCGGATGCCTCATCGTTTCCAAGCTCCGGTGCCATCAAGATAGGTTCCGAGGTCATTACTTACACAGGCAAAAGCACAAACGATTTGACGGGCTGCACCCGCGGTGTAGTTGGCGCAGCTGCAACTCATGCGTCTGGCGCAACCGTTACGCAGGCTGCGATATCGGTATCAGGTCTTAGTCACCTAGAGGGGCAGACAGTTAGTATTCTTGCGGACGGTGCAGCTCACCCTAATAAGACAGTGTCTTCGGGTGCGGTGACGTTAGATCGCTATGTCACGAAAGCACACGCGGGTTTGTCCTATAACTCTACGCTAAAGACATTGCGCATCGAAGGTGGCAGTCAGCAAGGCACCGCCCAGGGCAAAATAAAACGCATCAATGAGATCGTTGTCCGATTGCTAAACACGGTAGGTCTCAAGGTTGGCAAGGACGCATCTAATCTTGACATCGTGCCGTTCCGCTCATCGGCCGATAACATGGACGAACCGATAGCACTGTTCACCGGCGATAAAGAAATTGAGTTTGATGGCGAGTTCGACAGCGACGGCCAGCTAGTAGTGAGACAGGACCAGCCGCTGCCGATGACCGTGCTTGCTGTGTATGCAACACTGAGTACGTTTGATCAGTGAACATTATACCGTTTGATCCGGCTCATGCGATTGAGCTGGCTGACGGCCCGTTAAAGATTGAAGCAGAACGGCCACAAGAATTTTTGGCCCAGCATTACGAGTTGGCTGCGCAACACGGACTGTCGTTTAGCGCCGTTCATAATGGTTGGCTCGTCGCGTCAGCTGGCTTGATACCTGTTTGGCCTGGTGTGGCCGAAGCATGGTTTTTGGCTAGTGCGCGCATTGACGGCCACGCGATCGCGATTGGACGAACGGTGCGCGATCGCCTATTCGACATTATTGACGATGAGCAGCTGCACCGCGTTCAAGCTGCGGTTAGATCAGACACGCCAAACCTACAGCGGTTGCCGCAATGGCTTGGAATGAAACACGAAGGCCACATGCCTGCCTACGATCAGCAAGCCGCTGATTACGAAAGGTGGGCTTGGACTAGGAAGGAAAACGTATGACTGTCAATGCTGCGATGACGGGTTTTGGCGTTGCCACAAAAGTTTACGGTGGAATGCAAGAGGCAAAGGGATTGCGCGCAGCTGGCAGAGCCGCTGCGCAAACAGCCGCGTATAACGCCAAGATAGATGAGCGCAATGCAAAGGTAGCAGAGAACGAAGCGCGTTTTCGGATACAGCGCGGTGATTATGAAGCTACACAGTTTGCTAAAGACTTCCAAGCGATGCAGGCGGCAGCATCAACGCGGTATTTGAAATCAGGCGTGCAGATGACCGGCACGCCGCTACTTGTTTT